TTTTAACTATGTACTCTACAGGTTGTATCTCACAATCTTTGTAGTGAGTACCCCCTATCTGTTCTTCTAGTGCAGATTCTTTCATTCTTCTGAGAATGTAATCGTCTCTTCCTTCTCTCAAGAAACCCCCCTAATGTTTGCTACCAAAGTTTACTTTTATAATATTATTACCTAAATCCTGTGCGGTAATATTAACATCTTCGTTTTCTTGTTTTGCTTCAGTGAGATACTTCATCACAGTCTCATGCCCTACAGATAGAACATACTCATTTTCTGTGTTCATAATCTCTACCATCCCATGGCACATAACATGTGCAGGGCTGATCTCTTCTTTGCTTGTAGTATCATAGCAACGAACGTTTACACTCTCATTGTTTGTACTATCAAGAACTATGTACAGTCGTCCCTCAACTAATCCAAAGGACTCCTCTTCTATTCTGCGTTTAACATCATCAGGGACGCTATCTTTTTCTTGTTCAAAAACAAAACCGTCTTCACTCATTTCGTCCACTCCTTTGGGGGAACTTGCTCTGCCCATTCGAAGCCATTCTTTTCGGCCCACTGTGCATGGGTAGTCTTTGATCCTTTATAGATTTTTTTTCGAGAATTAGCAAACAAAAACTTAACCTCTACTTCAGGATTTTGTTTCTTGACAAGAAGATGCTTCACTCGATCTTCCTGACGCAATCTTCCCTTTACTTCTATGTAGAAGTTATGATCAGGCAAATAAAAGTCAGGAATATATACACGAGGGGGTGGCTGAAAGTCGATCTTATGAGGTTCAAATTCAAAATCTATTTCCTGTTTCTCTAGGGATAGGGCAACCTGTGCTTCAAATCTTGATCTAAAACGCATTTTGATACCTGTAGTCTCTGATGTCGTTGTGTGCTAACAGTTTAGCATATTCATTCTCAAAAAGCTTTTGATACTTTGGTGTAAGAAAAGAGAGAATGATGTTGAATGATATCATTGGAAACACAACAACCCTTGAAGCCCTGCTATTCTCAAAGGCATTTGAAAAGTCTACCTTTGCTATGCCAGCTTTGTTTGTATAATCTTCATCTTGCCACAAACCCCTTTCTGACATATTGTGTCTGTACCTTATGGGTATGGCGTTCTTTCTGCCTCTTATAGTAACAAAGTCTGTGGCAGTGTCTTGTTTCTCCGTTTCAAAGTATATAAACCTTGCATACGGATTTTGATCTACCATGAAATCTGTGTAGCGTTCTGTGACTAAAATCATTCTATTGTCTCCTTAACATACTTTGTGTACCAAACTCTTGGTTTGTTCTCTGCTCTTGAGATAGCCTTGGGTTTGTACACTGCTTTAGGCCAACAATGTTCCCTGTAACCACAGTAGCCACAATTCTTATGCATCAATCTATTGCCAGTTTTCTTTGTCTCTTTTGTCTTTCGATCTTTGTAAACTTCTTCTGTATCTGAAAAAGATTTCTTAAATGGATTATCACTTAATACTTCAACTATATTATCATGGCTTTTCTTCAAAGCCTCTGCCCTGTCCTCTTGCTGCAGCAATGGGGCTTTGCATACTGCCCACTCTCCTGTGGCCTTGTTGATGGCTATCCATCCACCAAATTCACACCCTGCAGCTTCAGAGTACAGGTAGCCCTGTGGCACATAGCCAAACACATCATCCGCTTTCACATTGTTGTAGCCACGGTTAGCTGCAAATTTCATAGAGAATGCTCCAGGGCTAGCACTCTTGATATCATAAATCTTTCCATCAATCTTGATGTCATATGTCCCCTTTAAAGTAGTACCACCTATTTCTAGCTGAACTGGTTTCTGTTCATCTTCAACATTGATACCTGCAGCTTTCATCACTGTTACTGCAATAGCTTCAATTATGTCTCCAAACAAAAACTTCATTACTAATGTGTAGTCAACATCTTCTTTGATGTCATCTCTCATGCCCATCTTTTGTTGGCACAAAGGCTTACCTACACCAGACATTCTAATCTTAGGGCCTGTATCATTACGGCTAAATTGTCTTTCTAGTGCAGAGCCACACATCTCCTTAAACTCTTCAATGAGATGAGGGGGGATGCCCGAAGACTCCCCCCTTGACGCTGCCTCTAAAAAGAATTGTACTCTTTGTAGAAGCGTGTCGGACATTAGGCAGCACTCTCAAGGTCTTTGGCAACGTCCAAATCTTCCTTGAGTAGTACGTTCTCTTTCTTCTCATTGTAGTCTTTGAGTACTCGATCATTCCACCCTTTGATATCTTCCATGAACTCATTGAGCATGTTGATATCTTCCTCTGAAACTTTTATTGTCTGAGGTTTCTCAAACACTGGCGTGTAGTAAATAACTGAACCATTTACATTACGCTTAGTTGCAAGCTTTGCTTTTTGACTAAACATAATCTTATTACCAGGAATTTCACGAATGAAGTTAGCCACTGGCATAAAAGCAGAGCCTCTTGCAGACCAAACAAATGGAGTGCCAGCAAGATCTACTTCCTCTCCATCTACTGTCTGACCTTTACCTTTTGCTACTAAGCCGTACACAACTTGCGTAGCCTTGATGTTCTTCTGTCTTGCGTGTTCAATAGAATTAGCAGGAAGAGCAGCAACTTCATCTTTCGATAGTTTGCCACATCTATCACCACCCGCAGTGTCAGGAAAATCATCACTTAAAGAAGGCTGAAGAACTGTCCTTATAGAATCTTCAGGATTCTCATTGTTATAAAAGTCGTAACCGTAGTAACGAACAAAGAAGCGTACCTCTACATCTTTTGTGTACACACTCTTTCCATTTACCTTGAACCTATAAGAACCCTTGGGTAGTACATCACCGTTGGTGTTCTCATTCTGTTGTTCAATGGCTAGCCGTGGGTAGCCTTGAGATGCATTGCTGCTAGATGTGTCTTTTTGTCCAATCATCTCAGCAATTTTTGCCATGTTTGCTTCTATGTCATCAATTTTTACAAGATCAGCCATTGGTTTATATCTCCTTTAAATTTAACCAATCATGCCCAATTTTTAGTTCGATGTCTATGGGCATATCGAACACTAAGTCATAACGCACTTTACATTCTTCAGATATACATAACATACACTCCTTCATTAAGTCAACCATTTGTTCTTTCTCTTGTGGATGTACGTCCATTACAAGAGAGTCATGCACAGTATTGATTAGCAAGCTTTGCACTCCTTGCTTGTTTAACTCGCGTAATCTTTTGTGCAACTTTATCAAAGCCAAGGGCAACAAGTCTGCTGTAGCAAAACCCTGTACAGGATAGTTCTTGATTGCGGTGGCGTTTGTTGCAGTACCTCGTGAAGTGAACTTTGCGAACCTGAACGCATACTCACGACCAGACGGTAGAACAACTTTCTTAGTACTAACAGCTTCATTCTGCAGATCCTCATGCCATTGTGTTATTCCAGAGTACTTGTCTTTGAATGCAGAGTAATATCTCATCTGCCTATCAGTACCTAGTATCCCCCCATACAGAGGCTTAAAGGTATGAGACTTTGCCTCTTGTCTTGATATACCCATCACATTTGCTGTGTAACTGTGTACATCAAAACCGTCAGTAACTTCTTTGTATATGGTTTCATCTTTAGATAGGAAACCTGCTACACGAAACTCTAGCTGAGAGTAGTCACCCTCTAGTATGTAGCCATTCTCGAACCTAGATACAATAGCTTCTCTTGCAGGGAAGGTATTACCTCTAGGCATGTTTTGAAAGTTAGGCTTGCTAGATGATAGCCTACCAGTAGCAGTAATGCACTGATTAAACTGTGGATGAATAAAACCACGAGAGTCCTGAAACTTACCAAGACTGTCAACAAATGTATTCAGATAAGTTCTTATCTTAGAATACCTCGTGTACTTCTCCACAAAATCATGGGCTAACCCTGTTAGCTCCGGTAGTATCTGCTCCAGAGTTTCTTTATCTGTTTTAAATCCTGCCGCACAAGTATCCTCAACACCACGAGGTATCACTCGTAGCCCCGCTGCTTCGTTGATAGCTTCGTAGTACACACCTGTGGCTGAACATTCCTTACATTTAGTCTTGTGTTCACTGAGCTTACCGGACTTCAGTTTCTTGTAGTAGAAACCCAAGCCAGAACAATGAGAGCATTGTTTTCCTACAGTCTTTCTTTCTACAGGAGCCAATAGCTTTACATGAGAGTTGAATGACTGCGGTGACATTCTAGTCTTGTACTTAGGCTTTCTTGTATTACCACGCCACTCTGATCCTATGTTAAACACAGACTTCCATTCATGTTTGTCTGTAACTTTTCTTGAATAAAGAAGAACACTGCGATCATCAGGGCTATCAAGATTGATGGGAGTATCACCCATAACTTGTGATACAATCTTTTTTAACTCATGCTGCAGACTACGATACTGTTGCTCATAGGTGTGCCGTATTCTATCAAGGTTTGTGTTGGATATCTTTATGCCATGACGTTCCATGTCGATAAGAGCATCCGTTAGTTCCATGCTCATCTTAGCAACTTTAAGCATACAGGAAATCCCTCCAAGTTGTTTTCATATCAATTATTTGTTTATCGGCTAGCTCTTTTGTTATCTGAACATCAGCATCACAGTACTCCTTCACAAGCTGCCAAGGTACATCTTCATATGATAAACCTTTGTCAAGGTACTCCTGTGTAACATCTGTACGCTTACTGCCCAAGCCACGCCTAGCACAACACTCTGCAAGGCTAAGTGATTGCTTCTCTCCACGACAGAGAAGGTACTCTGCAACCATTGTATCAAAAATGGCCCCCTCATACTTAAAGTTGCATTCTCTCATCCAAGTAAGATCGAACTTGATATTGTGTCCTACAAGAATGTCAGTAGCTTCCAAAGTATCTTGTACTATTTTGAATGCGTTCTTGTGAGGTTCCCTTTCATTGTGATGGAAGAAACACCCTGCTATTTCTGTAGCATAATCTTCTGTGCTGAATGAGAACCATCCTATATAAACAAGTTGATCCTCAAAAAACGGTGAGGAGACTACGTTTCTTGTCTTATCAAAAGTAGTCTCGATGTCGATTGTAGTAACAATCATAAGAAAATATCCCTATCTCCATCACGTCTCAAAACTATTGATCCATGGTAGCCGTTGATTTTGTTCTTTGAAAACTTCAGAGTACGAAACTCTTCATGCTCCGCAACCCCTATGCCTATGATGATGTCAGCTTCTCCTGCTTTGCCTGTCTTACTTCCATCAAGCATAGAGTAGTCTATTACTTCTCGATTGTGTGCCTCGTATGAAGCTTGGGATACTGCCCATACTGCCACGTTGTTTCTCTTCGCCAACTCACGACTACGGGCATACAATTCCTTGAGCCTCTCATCACCACGAGAGAACTCTCCATCTACCCGCACCTTGTCAAGTTGATCTACAAAAACTACGTCAACTTCATTTCTAAAACAGTAGTCCTCAATCTCTTGTATGCTTGTACCCACACAGTCCATAAATGTAGCGTATGGTAGAACTTTCTCTTTGTAGTCCTCGATGAACTTTTGTTTATCTAAGAGGATCTCCTGTCGAGACAGTTCAAGAATTGATTTCGCAACTCTCATGCGTGTCTTGCGTACTGGTTCCTCATTGCCCCAGTAAGCCACCTTGAAGTTGTTCTTCACATACCAACCACAAAGCCATGCAGAGAACGATGTCTTGCCAATCTCAGGTCTAGCAAAAATTACTCCAAGATTTTGTCGATCTATTCCTGTCACATAATCTCTTATCTGTGCAGGAAACTTAAACTCCGGTTCCCTTTCGAACTCATCTAGGCTAGTCTCTATGTCCTCTCTGAGTACTGTGTACGTCTTTGACACCTTTACCTCATTGTTCTTTAAATCTTCTACAGATGAAAGAAGTGGGCTAGTGTCACCAGATTTACCCAGAAAGATGTCAAGTGCCTGTTCACCTATCTGTTTAGCCTTTGTTCTTTTCCAGAAGTTGTGCAGAATGTCAGCAACAAGATGGTCATTTACCTTTACTTGTTTGAGAGAGTTGATGTCTCTCTCTACTCGCAACCTTGTTGCCTCTGGCATAGCAGGGTTTGCATCTCTGTGGTACAACATTAAATCCTCTACAGAAATGTCACCCTCATAGAGCCTATGCAAAGTATTTACTGTATCAATAATTGATCCTACTTCTTTAGGAAAGTACTCCTTCTTTACCAATGATGCTATTCGATTGTAGTTGTCTTTCTTTAGACAAGCAACTATCACAGATTTATCAATCATCTAGTCTTAATATCCTCTTTGCTTCAGTTTCGTTCAAACGTTTTAAATCTCTTGGTATTATGCGAACCTGTACATGCAACATATGCCACTGCAGTACATGTGAAATGTTCACTGCTTTGTCAGTAGCATCTTCATCAACAGCTACCACAACTTTTCTGTATGATGAAAGTTTCTCAGTACATTCTTCAGATAAACTTGTACCCATCATCGCAACACCTGTAGCAA